CACAATTCGAGCCTTCGTCATAGTCCATCAATGAGATATAAATCTCCTCTTTTTCGTCCGTGTCTGCCCACTCCACGAAAGCGCGAGCCCCGATGATCTCCTCGCCTGACCCCAATTCAGGGGGGACAATCGTCTGATTAAACTGTAATTTCATGTGAGCCTTTCATAAGATGCCATGATTAAAAAAATAAAACAAACCGCGACCATGTAAAAGATAAAGTTCCTGACTTTCCGGCGGGAGAAGTCTGACTCAATCCCCAGCAGGGCTGCTTGTACTTTCTCGCCTTCTTTGGTTACGTGATTTTGCTGCGGGAAATAGTTTCCCCCGATAAGCACTTTTCCGGTGTTGTAGGGCTTGTACTTCACCTCATAGTAAAACCGTTTTGGCGGCTCCTTTTTTCGTCTTGCATTCATATAAGTGCCTCCGGAAATTCGTCCCAGTATTGTTTTTCGATCCGCTTTAATTCTTTAGCGGTCATCGGGCAGATGGTCGGGAAGGGATACCAGCTTGGAGCTTTCATCTCGCTTCTCTCCTTCCTATTTCTATAAGTCGTTTCGCTTCGTCTCGGTGCTCGGGTTTTTCTGCTTGAAGTAGTAGGTTTATCCATGACCCTTTTATCACTCCCTTTTCGTACTGGTAGCCAGTCTCGATATAAAAGTGTTCAGTTTGATTCATTTAACACCTCCTGAAGCGTCCCATCACACTCGCCGCGCCGCCACATATCGGCGAATTCGTCTAAGATGCTGTCGATTTCGTCTTCATCTAGGTCACGCGCCTCCAGCTTGAGCCTAAGTTGTCTTTCGTTCATTCTGTCACCTCTTGAATGTCATAAACCTCATTTTCAAGTTTGTGAAAACAATCACCATCGTATGAATTTTCACAAATCTCTAATATCAAATCTTCTTCTGTGCAATCATCGGGAACGGTGACGCTTACCGTTTGATATTGCTTGGTAACCAAAGTGGCGGTATAAGTTTTCATGCTGTCACCTCCACAAAAGCGGCGTTTCCAGTTTGCTCGCGGTAGTAGGTCGCCTCGGCTTCTGCGGCTTTTCGGGTTTTGAATCGCCCGAGCAGGGTGTAATTGTGGTTATAAACTGCGTACATCATTCCATCGCCCCTTCTTCGCGTGATTCTTCTTCAGTCTTATCAGAAAGACGAACCCCATATAAAAGGTCGTCTAACATGCGCTCAACGGTCATTTTGGTGTCTTCGATAACGTTTGCCACCTCATGGCCCGAGCTCCTATCTAAAGGCTCCCAAACCGTGACCCCCTCATCTCCACCACGCACCATCTGTAAAACTGCGTCATAGCTGGCGTCATCGGGGTAGTCCCAAAGCCACTGGTTGAGTGCGAATCGTTCAGCGTGTCTCATCTCATCTCTCCACATATCGGGCAAAATTGCCCCGCAAAGCCTGACCCGCAAGCCTTGCAGAGTGTTTTACTCAGCCATCAATTCTGCATAGTCAACCGCTAGAACGTCATCAATTTTTACTCCAGCCTTGTCCCATGCTTCTAAAATTTCGGCGCGGTGCTGGTTTGCGTAGGCTTGTGCATGTAAACATTCGGTTCTGATGTATAGAATGTCGTCCACTTGGTAGCGGTTGGGCTTTTCTAGTGCCTCTGCAAGATGTCGAATGGTAAACAGTCGCGCGGCAGCTTTTATGCCAAAACCATTAAGGGGGGCTGGGCGGCCTCTGCGGTGCTGGCGTTCGGCATCTGCGTTCATTCTGAACAATTTATCACTGACGGTTTCAAAACCGTGGAAAATTTGCGGTAGTGCATTAAATGCGTGGTTAATGGTTTTTAGTTGCTGTTTCATGGTTTGCCTTTCAGTTGGTTTTGGGGGTGGTGTCGTTTTTAAATCCGTCAGTGCTCTCAGCTTCTAATTCTGCGAGCGTCTTGGTGTCTTCTTTTACGGGCGTGCGCTCAGGGTTTTTAAACCCGTCTAAGCTCTCTGCCTCTAGTTCTGCGAATGTCTTCATGATTTGCCTTTCGTTGGTTAAATGATCTGCATTGGTTGTGTGTTGCATTACCTGGGGTTGTATCAGGCAGGTTCTGACTTGTCAAGCATGACCCAAAAATAAATTTAGATGTCCATCGTTTGGGCTTGTTGCTCGATAGCAAAGCCCAGTTTTTTAATGGTGTTGAGAGCTTCCCTTGTGAGGGTTTTCGTGCCCGTCAGGTCAGCAAAAAGGCGCGAAACTGGACAAGCTGGATAGGCTTGCACGATACCGTAAACCGATTTGGTGCGAATGATAATTTTCATGTTTATTTCCAAAGAATGTTGAAGTAGGCGGCGGCAAGGATGGCAAACCATACGCCTAAAAGCAAAGCTGTCAGGATGTCCCAAGTTTGGTGTTTTCGGGTTGGTTTGTAGTGCTCATTCATGCTGTCACCCCTTGAATTGCTGGAGCATCGGTGCATACGCACACAATACGCTCAAACTTAGGCGCATTTTCCAATGTATGCACAGTTACATTTTTTCCGGTGTGTGTGTAACTCTCAACGCGCATGGGCTTGCCGTGCACTTGGATAATTTGACCAATTTTGTATTGGGCTTTGGGGATAAACGCAAATTTCATCATGTGCCTTTCGTTGGATGCCCTTTCGGGCGGGATAAGTTTGATTGTTAGAGACAATCCACAAGCCCACATCATGAGCTTGTAAGTGTCACTAAACGGCTTGCAACTTTTCAAGGTTCTTTTTCGCCTCTGAGATGGCGTTGTCAACCATGTCCGAATAGTAAGAGTCTTCTTTCACAAACTGCATGGGAGAGTCGTACAAACAACCCCCCAAATAGTCTGTCCCTAACAAGATGCCGTGTTTGTATGCTTCAACACGCGCGACAAACCACGAATAAACGCCATCGTCAATTTTTTGGCACAATTCTTCAATGTCTGTTACAGAATCGTCAAACATATCGCGGGGGTGGCTTTCTTCATGTGCCACGCTAAACATGACGTGAAAACCTTGAGTGTCTTCTGTGTGAATCGTTTCGTATTGCATTTTTAGCTCCAGTTGGTTGATTGATCTGCATCAGTTATCTGCTGCATTGATATGAATACTAGCAGCCAAAAACAAGAAAACCATTAGGGAAAACCCTAATAAAGCACTGATCGTTTATCCAGTAAACAACAAAAAAGCCGGAAAAACGAAGCGAAGCGCAATAGTTCTGTACTTGTTCCCCTATAATCCCTGTACATTCATACAGTAAATAGGATATGACACTAACACGTAAGCAGATAGCCCAAGCATTGGACACAACACCTATTGATCAAATCCTAGGTGTATCCGATAGAGGGCTAACATCGAAACAAAAACGTTTCGCTAAAGAAGTCGCTAAAGGTGCAACCAAAGCCGATGCGTATCGGACAGCATACAAATCCAACCCAGCGCCCAGCACGATAGTGACTGCGCCATATACGTTAGCCGCTGATCCTAGAATAAAACGCGAGATTGAGGCTTACCAACGCGCAATAGAGGCAGCAGAACATCGCACTCCCTCTGCTTTACGCGACCTAGTGATCCATTCGCTAGTACAAACGCTCATCGACCCTGAGACTGGCGCAGCACAGCGCATACAAGCGGCTAAAGTGCTTGGCACGGTAACAGAAGTAGCGGCATTCACCGACCGCAAAGAAGTCACAACGATAACAAGCAGCGCCGATGCTAGGGAAAAGGTCATGCATGAATTGCGGCTAATGATGAATCAAGATGCTGAAGATGCGACTGTGATTGACGCAGAATCGCTGATGGCCGAACTCCACCCCCCACAGGGGGCCACAAGCGTGGAAGAGGAGTCCCGCGCAGAATTACATACTACTCCACACGAACAAATTCCATCTTTATCGGACCCCACCCCCTCATCCGAGGAAGACCCCCCGGTTGCAGAATGAAACGTTACATTCTGTAAAATATTTCACATAAAGAAATGGATAGAAAAAAAGTTTTGATCAACGATGAGATGCGTATAACCAAGGCGCATATGAGTTATGAAGAATGTTTGCTAACAGATATGAGCCCGGCCCAGAAAGAAGTCTTTTTTGTTATAGATGAGTGGTGGAAGAAGTATGGATACAGTCCATCGCTTCGGGACATTGCTTACCATAGAGGAAAGATGGGTCTTGGGAATACGAAGAAGATCGTGGACAAGTTAGTAGAGTTGGGAGTGATAAAGAAGCTCGACGGAAAAGGCAGGACGATAAGACCCGTCTACATAAATTTTAGGAACTTGGAATAGTGGATATAGAGAAGCTAGTAGGGGAGTTGCCTCCTAATGAGCAGGAGAAGATTTTATCTTGGGTGTCTACTTATAAAGAGGCGCTTGAGAGGGAGAAGTGTGAGCAGAGCTTCCTGCCGTTTGTAAAGAAGATGTGGCCGAGCTTTGTCCACGGGCGTCACCATGCGGTCATGGCTAAAGCGTTTGAAGATGTGGCTTCTGGGAAAATTAAGAGGCTGGCGATATCCTGTCCTCCTCGGCATACGAAGAGTCAGTTCGGCTCTTTCCTCTTTCCGGCGTGGTTCCTTGGAAAGTTCCCGGATAAGAAGGTGATGCAGTCTTCTAATACGTCCGAACTGGCCGTGGGGTTTGGTAGGAACGTCAGGAACCTAGTTATGAGTGAGGAGTACTCCAAAGTATTCCCGAATGTAAAATTAAGACAGGACAGCAAGTCGGCGGGACGTTGGGCGGTGAACCAGTACGGAGAATACTTCGCTATTGGTGTGGGAGGTACGATGACCGGTCGAGGTGCGGATATTGTAATTATTGACGATCCTCACTCGGAACAAGAAGCGACGATAGCCTCTCACGATCCTTCGGTTTATGACTCAGCCTATGAGTGGTATACATCCGGTCCTAGGCAGCGTCTCCAACCTAACGGGGCGATAATTATCATTGCTACCAGATGGTCGGAGCGAGATCTCATTGGGAGAGTTTTAAAAGACGCGGCCGAGCGAGGTAAGGAAGATGAGTGGCGAGTGATTGAGTTTCCCGCGATATTACCTAGTGGGAATCCCCTGTGGCCTGAATTCTGGTCTTTGGATGAACTGTCCGCCCTGAAGGAGGAACTGCCCCCTTCTAAGTGGAATGCTCAGTATCAACAAAGTCCTACAGGTGAAGAGGGTGCAATCGTAAAGAGGGAGTGGTGGAAGGTCTGGGAACAGGACGACCCCCCGAGGTGTGAATTTATAATTCAGAGTTGGGACACTGCTTTTACCAAAAATGAAAGAAGTGACTATTCCGCTTGCACA